TAAACGCCCAACCGTTAGTATCGAATGCAAAAAAAAAAAGACAACCAACAGTAACATATGAAGGCCCGAGATACCTTTATATAGAATATTGTACACATGAAGAGTGTGTAATGGCTCCGGTACATTGGTCAGACGAACCTGAACCTGAAGCAGCAGAAGAACGTAGAACAATAGACGAATGTAGAGTAATTGTAGAATTAGATGCACAAGATAGTATTTTCCCGCATTGTGTGTTTATGCCTACTATGAGTAAAGTATCAATTCCGGATTACACAGAAACATTGCCAAACGGCGATGAATACACGTATGAATATTCGGATGATCCTACATTAGACGATATATACGATATTAAAAACATGACGTTTGATTTAGAGACAAAAAACTTTGAGTGGGTGTATGACATTAATGATATCGATGATGAAGAATTTATACAAAGTATTAACGATGCTATAGAGTCTGTTCAAGATGACATCGACGATGGTTTATTTGACGAATCAGATATGGGATTAGTAAATGCTTATAAAACTGAATTAACTACACTAAGAGATACCTATGACGGGTCTATTAAACATTGGAAAATTGAGTTTCCGATACTCGAGTTAAATCCACCAACTTAATACTATTCATATTTGAGAATACAAAACAAAAGGTCCTATAAATATTAGTAGCAATATTAATTTATAGGACTTTTTAATGAGCACAACACGATCAAAAGCATTCTTTATGAATGGCGGAGCAGGAAGAGTTATTTGTTCTATTCCTGCATTTGAAAAATACGCTGAGGAATCAGGCGACAAAGACTTTATTATTGTCTGCGAAGGCGGAACTGAGTTTTATAAAGGTCATCCTTTATTAGATGCTAAAGCATATGATGCGTGGCAGAAAAACATATTCCAAGATAAACTTAAACACATGGACTTAGTAAGTCCTGAACCATATCGTGTATGGGAATACTTTAATCAAGAATGTAGCCTTGCACAAGCGTTTGACATTGAAATAAACAATGCATCTGTTAGAGAGTTACCATTACCAAAAATAGTCCTTTCTAGAGAAGAAGAATTATCAGGCAGAAGTGTAATTAACGAAGTTAAGCAAGGTCTAAAGAAAGATAAAGTTGCTGTATTTCAACCGTTTGGAAGAGGAATCGGTGATCATAACGGAATACTATCTGATCCGTCAGGAAGAAGTGTTGAACATGATTCGGTTATTAATTTAATTAAGAAATTACAAGATGACAATTGGGGCATCGTAATAATGAGCGAATTAAAAATAGATACTAAACAAACAGAATTGCAAGAAGATATTGCTCAACCAGAAGGAGCAACGTTGAGAGACTGGGCTGCAATAATTGCTGGAGCAGATTTATTTCTTGGATGCGATAGTGTAGGTCAGCATATATCGCATTCGCTAGGTGTTCCTACAGTTTCAATTTTAGGATCAACTTATCCCATTAACGTGTCATATCCGGAAACTGACAGATTTAAAGTTATTGATTTAGGAGAAGGTGCTAGACAATATTCGCCAATTCGAATTGTACAAGACGAATCAGTTGACCGAGCAAATGAACGTCTTATGTACATGACTTCTGAGATTGAAGACTTTGTGATCGAAGAAATTAAAAACTTGCATAAAGCTACAAAGCCATCTACAGCTAAACTATTACTCAAGTAGGATTATCAATGAAAACTAAAAAAACAGGCTGGATAGCAGCAATTACACGAGGACATAACTCGGGTGTATGTTTACTTAAAGATGGTAAAATTGTATTTGCTATAGAAGAAGAGCGTATTAGTAGACACAAATACGACGGCGGACCACTTGCTTCTATGGTTAAAATTCTTGATTATACAGATAAAATAGATTATCTAATGATAGCGCATACACAGACTTTAGAAGGCACAGCTGGCCGCATAGACTTTACTGGCGACGATGTGTACACTGGTCTTGCTAGAAAACTAGGTTTAATTGAACGTAATGCTGACATTTATAATCATCCACAAGTTATTGATTTAAGCACAGTTCATCATAAATTACACGCAGCTTGTGCATTTTATCGTTCTGGGTTTGATAGTGCAACTTCTGTAATTGTCGACGGCGCAGGCACATTTATTAATTTAAGTATCGGCGGCGCAGACGAAACTGTATGGGAACTAGAATCTATTTTTAACTGCGAATACCCTGCAGAAATCAATACAGTGTACAAGCATTTAGGCGGTCGCCGACCGTTTGTAAGTGCTAGAATTCCGGATCAAGATGCAGAAAGAGAAATGGAAGACGGCACTTATGAGCTAATACTTGACGATACTGCAGGTATTACAAAGGCATACGAAGCTGTAACACAGTACTGTGGTTGGCAACCTATCGAAGCAGGCAAGACTATGGGACTGTTTCCTTATGGTAAACCTAACGATGCTATCCCACCAATATACACTGACGGTAATGGAGGTTCTTGGACAACTAGTGATAGGAACATAATTGTGCCTACGTATCCTAATGGCGCACTAGTTAACGAAGGCAGATACGAATATTTAGATACTGACATGTCTTCAACAGAACCGGATATTACTAAACATCAAAACAGACGAGATATGGCATATGCAGTACAAACACAAAGTCAAGAACAAGTTGCTAGACTAATAGAAAAGGCAGTTGAAACAACAGGAAATAAAAATGTAGTGTTGTCAGGTGGATATGCACTTAACTGCGTAGCAAACTATTTTTACCTTGAAAGACTTAAAGATCTTGGAATTAACTTATATGTCGAACCAATTAGTTCTGATGCAGGAACAGCAATCGGCGCGGCACTATTGGGGTATTATTCACTAGAAGGTGTATCAGACAGAGTACACCAAGACGAAACATTATATTTAGGTCCTAAACCAACGTATACTGATATTCAAATTAACGAAGCAGTAGAAAAGTATGAAGGCGAAGTACAAGATAATGTAACTAATACAGACGTTATCGATTTAATAACAAATAAGAATATTGTAACAGTATTTCAAGGTGGCTCAGAAGCAGGACCTCGTGCATTGGGTAACAGAAGTATCATGTATGACCCTACAGACCCTAATGGTAAAGACTTTGTTAACCAAGTAAAGCGTAGAGAATACTTTCGTCCGTTTGCAGGGTCAATTCTTGCAGAACACGCACACGAATGGTTTGACATGCGTGGATTAGAAGAATCACCTCACATGATGTATGCTATGAATTGTCAAGAAGGCGTAGCAGAAAAGATTCCAAGTATTATTCACGTAGACGGTACGTGTCGAATTCAAACTGTTACTAGAGAGCAGAATCCGCACTATTATGATCTAATTAACGAGTTTTATAAGAAAACCGGTGTTCCGATTATCTTTAATACAAGTTTTAATTTAGGTGGCGAACCTCTTGTAGAAACACTTGACGATGCTGTTAGAACGTTGTATAGTAGTGATATAGAATTCTTGTACTTGCCGGAGCACGGAAAACTAATAACAGTTAAAAATTTGTAAATCAATGCATAATAAAAGTTCGTTAGACAATTTAGAAACCTGGATAGAAAACTGGATACTGCGTTTAAACAGCCGATATATTGATCCTAACGGACAAAAGTGTCCATATGCTAAGTCAGTATTAGATAACAATCGTTTAAAAATTGTTAAACTGCCAAATGCAGCACCAATCGACTTTTGGTCAAGAATAACAACTGAAAGCGATAATCTTACCAACGACTTAGATGTTATTGTAGTTGCAACCGAAGCAAACAAAGAATTGTACGGACATTACTTTGTTACTAATGGCGGTGTTGACGCTTTAAATTGTACGTTCAATGTACAGAATAAAGATGTATGGTTACTGTCTGCTTGTGACGACGATTATACAATAGTTTTTATTCAAAGAATAACAGACATAGATGATGCTAGTAAAGTATTAGATGAACAAGGCACTTACTATAAAAAGATGACTACAGAGTATTACAATAGATTTGTTCTACAGCGCAGAATACTTAGAGAGCGACTAACTTAGAAGGACTAACAAATGCTGTATCAAACTACAATTGGTTTAGATCGTGACGGGACTATAAACAAAGATCTAGGCACATATGTAACTAACCCTAATGACTTTATTCCAATACCAGGAAGTTTAGAAGCTGTTGCTATGATAAGAGATAAAGGATATAACGTTGTAATCCTTACTAATCAAGCCGGCATTATGAAAAATATTATGACAGCCGAACAAGTAGATGCAGTAAATGAACATATGATGGATTTGTTAGGTCAGGCCGGATGCAGATCGATCAATGGTTTGTATTATAGCACTACTAATCTTAAAGAAGACATTTATGCTAAACCTAATGTTGGAATGTTTAAATTAGCAGAAAAAGAACTAGGTGTAAAGTTTAAGAATGGATATTATGTAGGCGATAAGATGTCAGATCTTAAATGTGCAATTAAAACTAAATCACGCCCGGTACTTGTTAAATCAGGGCACGGCAACGAAACATTAACTAAATTAAATACATTTTCTAATAGGCCACTAAAGAAAAAGACCCAAGTGTTTAACAACCTTTGGGCCTTTGCTGAATCTTTACCTACTGCAATAAAATAATAAGTTATTATGTCTGTGATGCAAGTTTGTTATGGTTATCAGTAACTTGACTGTCACCTGGACCAATTCTGTAATTGTCTTCAACTGAATCAGCAGTGCTTACTTCTGTAACACTACCTTCTTTTGTAAGACAAACTAACTGATGAGGTTGTAAAGGGGGATTATGCCATACATCACCTTCTTTGAGATCTTTTTCATACATTACACTATTAGACGTGTCGATATAACGAACTTTAAATTTACCATTGTTTACAAACCAAGTTTCGTCTTTTTCTTTGTGAAAATGCATACTTGTCATTGCACCTTCACGAGTGAACGCCATAATCTTGCCACAGTATTTGTCGTTAGTGGCCCAGATCATTTCATAGCCCCATCCTTTTTGGTCTACACCAGATTTTCTAGTTGGTTGATTCATTTACATATTCCTCTACTGTTGCAAATTTAATATCTGTTACTGTACTTAATTTTTTTGTGTCTGCGCAAGTATATTCTTGATACTGCCCTTTTAACTTCTCAGGCATTGGAATATAATTAATATTAGCATCATATTTTTTAGATATTAAATTAGCAATTTCTTGAAAACTTGTAGTATTTCCAGTTCCAATATTATATAGCCCTGGTTTTTTATTTTCTAACATCTGTTTATGTGCTTCACAAACATCACCTACAAAGATAAAGTCTCTTACATATTGATCGCTATCTTCGAACAACTCAATTTTTCCAGTTTCCGATGCCTGTTTAATAAATTTACTTACAGGGCTCATCATGTTGCCTTTGTGATCTTCTAGTGGTCCGTAGACGTTAAAATATCTAAATCCTTGAATTACAACGTTATGGTTTTGTTGCCATAGCCATCTATCAAATAAATATTTTGACCACGCATATGGCGACTGTGGTTGTTTAGGTGCATCTTCGTTAAAATCGGTATTAGTACCATACACGCTTGCGCTCGACGCATATTGAAAATTTACGCCTTTTGTATTACATTGATTAACTAGCCACTTTGAAAACTCGTAATTTTGTAGCATAACTTTATCTACATCGGTTTCAGTAGTACTACTAATAGCACCAGTGTGAATAACCCAATCGAAGTTTTCTACTTCGGGTAAATGTTCTTCTTGCCATTCGTATCCAAAAAGTTCGTGTTCGTGTTGTAAATAAAATGTAAGATTTTGACCAATAAATCCTTTATGACCTGTAATTAAAATTTTCATTTGCTTGCCTCTATAATGCTTGTTGTTGAATAACCTTCGACTGTAGACACCAAATGTACATCTGCTAAATCGTGTCCAACAACTGTTTCTACTGTGTAATCACCGCCTTTTACAATTAAATGCGGCTTTAATTTTTTAATTAATTCGTATGGAGTATCTTCATCAAATACAACTACTCGATCTACCCACGGTAATATTTCTAATTGACTAATGCGCTTCATTTGATTGTTGATTGGGCGTGTTTCGCCTTTAAGACGTTTGACACTTGCATCACTATTAATGCCTACAATTAGTTTCTAACCGAGTGTTTTTGCTTCTGCTAAGAGCTCAAAATGACCCTTGTGCAGTATATCAAACACTCCGTTAGTAAACACTATGCGATCTTCTAAGTCGCGTACAGCAAGCTTATACGTACCTGTGTGCTGGACACTTTCTCTAGATCCTTTGACTGCAAGTTCTATACATTTTTGATGAGAATACCCTTTAGTTAATCCGTATACAAACGCTGCAAGGAAACAGTCCCCTGCGCCTGTAACATCATTAACCTCAACAGTGTCTACATCTACTTCATAAACTTCATTGTCTATCTTAGCAATTACACTTTTGCCTGCTCGTGTTGTAATAATATTACCATACCAATTGATAAAGTATTCTTGAAATTCTTTTTCGTTAGGCTTTACTAACCAAGCACCTTCATAATGACTTGCGTGTTCTTTAGGATCAACAATTACTTTGCATCCAAACGTATTTAAATGTTTAATAATTTCTAGCGAGCAGTCTAATACACCTTTGTTGTAATCACTTAGTATTACATAATCATATTGTGAAAAATCGTTTTCTCGTATAATATCTAAAACCACTTCACCGTCTGCATATTTGTCATCGTCAATACGTGTGATGTAATGCCCATCGCAAATTACTCTAGTTTTAACACTACTAGTACTGCCTGTTTTAAACAATTCAGCATCGACACCTAAACTTCTAAGATTTTCAAATACAAGACCTGCGCCGCCCCTAGTTTCAACTTCATGCTGGTATGTTACAACAGGCACAGGAGCCTCAGGACTCAAACGTGTGCTTGTTCCATAAATATATCTGTCGATGATTATATCGCCAATAACTAAGACTTTCATGCTATTATTATACACTAAACTATCCATTTAGTCAAGTAATTTAATCAATTCAAATATAGTTTCTAGTTTTTTTAAATTAACTTTTTTGTTTAATGTATTTTGTAAACCGTAATGTAACGGTTTTGGCCATTTTCCAAAACTACACCAGGCATATCCGTCGTGTTCGTTATTAAGTTTAGGAATAAATTCATTATTTACTAAGCACAAGTATGTATGAAATTTGAACTTAGTATCGTTGGATACAAACGTTTCTAACGGTATAGTTTTTTTAATTTCTACATTGCCTATTTCTTCGTCTATTTCTCTACGTAAACCTTCCCACGGAGTTTCAGATTCTTCGTTTGCACCGCCAACAAGTCCCCATACGGCATTGCTGCGTTTACTGTTTGATCGATGTAAAAATAAAAAACGTTGAGTATCGAGTGTATATAGTAGAGCACCACTACAAATAATTTTTTCCTTCATATATATAATTATATTAGAAGTCTAGTTTCCAAGCACCGTTTGGATATTCTCCTTCGAACGAAAGAATCCATTCACCTCTGTCAAATTTATATTGCACGCCGGTATTAAGATTTGTAGTGTACACAGTTCCGTATGTACTTGCGTCAGTGTCTGCATCAAATACTATTGTCCATTTTGCACCATCCCATTCTACAATATCATTCTCACTTGCTATAAAATCTGTATTATCTAAGTTTTTCCAAGCATCTGCGCCATCTGTATTAACAGCATTGCCTATTGGTCCTAGTAATAGTATTCGTGGATTGCTAGAAAGACTCAGATGTTGAGGATTTGATTTTGTTGGGTCAATAATATAGTCAATTTTACTTCTGTTGCCTAAATCTGATGTAATAACTGTATCAGACGGCAATGTATCTTCGTCCCAATCAACAATTGCTTCAGTTTCGTCAGTAGGATTAATAGCTAGTCTGCCGATCACATCATATTGCCAATCATTTCTAGAAAGTCTTAAGCCTGTGATTCCGGGTTGTAGTTTTTCAGGAAATGCTATTAAAAATTCTGGCCAAGTAATTCCGCCTACTACTCCTCGTTTAACTAGTTTAGCAGTATTATTAATTACTAAAATATCAATATTTCGATAAGCTGTTGCAACAGTGTCAAGAGATATATTATTATACCAATCTTTAGTAGTTTCTTGTCTAGATAATTCACCAGTAGGAGCGACATAAATTTTAGTTCTAATATTTGCTTCTGCATCAAGTCCGTCTACCGGAGCTTCTTCAAAAATTTGAGTAATAACATCAGTAATAACACCGAGGCGTTTAACTTTAGCAGGCGGCGAAATATATATCGGAGTACTAAAAGTTAGAGTTGATACATCTATTTCTGTTTCTGTGCCTTGAGGAATACTTCTTGAACTCCAGTTAATACTATCTAAATTAACAACGCTTAAACTAGTCCAGTCTAGATAATTGTCTGTGGTTTGAATTTCTAAACTTGGATTAAATAACATTAATATTTGTTCAACAAGTTGCAATTTTTGATTTGTATTAGTTGTCCATATATCTACATTTATTGTAAGATTATACGGAGTTGGCATCAACCGTTCAACGGTATAATTTTTTCCGCTTTCATTTAAGTATTCATTTCCTGCCTGGTCAAATGCACGTTCTCTAATATTAACTTTACTAACATATGACGAGTCACTGGTTCTAGTACGATCCATTTCTAAACCAGTAACATAAACTCCCATCCTTGGTGCACTTGGAATTTTATTATCTGAGTTATCTCTAATAATACTTCCTACTTGACGAGTAATATCGCCGTACATAACCGGAACTGTGACTAGTTCATTCTTACCGTCAGCGTATTTAAATCCGCTAAACATTCTTACTAGTTGTGTAAGATATCTTCTAACTTGTCCGTCGTAAAAATGTTCCATTAATTATCTGCCCTTGGTCTTAGGGCTTTACTTAACCCTTGACGTTCTGCTTCTCTGTTATTATAGAAATTGACAGTCCACTGTCCGTCAAACTCTATTGTGTCTTGTATACCTGCAATCTCTGGTAATGTAATTAGTACAGTATTGTCGCTATCGCTAGTAATTAGATCCTGGTGATCTGCTATTACATAATTTTTAGTGTGTATACTCTGTTTTAATTCAAGATACAGTGCATCTATCGGATAAGGAATACTTGTTGATATTACAAAATCACCAGATGTTATTATTATATCATTTGATGCTACTTTGTCATTATAAACATAGTTATTATTATTAATAAATGATGTCTTTTGGGTTTGTCTAGTATCAGTATTCGTCATTGTCATACGTTGTACATTGTGAACTTTAATCCAAGTCTTGCCGTCAAATCTAAATAATCTTTTTGGCATAAAATCTGTTCTTAAAAAGTAATCGCCTAATTCTGCTGCTGTAGGAAATTGTATGCCATGTCCAAATGTTTCTCCATTGGGTGCAAGTTCGTCTCCTAGTAAATAACCGCTATATCCTATTTTTGACGGCGGCACAGTAACAGTTTCATTATTAACTTTAGTAACTTGAACATCACTGCCAGTTTCTGTTGACTTTACTTCTAGACTATAGTAATGACTAGTGTCATAACCGCTCTTAGGAGCATCCGCTTCTGCTTGCGCAACTACAGCATCATTGATTTGCATTTCTTTTTCGTAAGTCGAAAGCATATCTCTTAGTGTATCGCCGTTATCATTGTCTGCATCCGCAGGCAGATCTAACACTTCTTTAAATTCTTGACTATCTACAATTTGTTTAAGTGTTAGACGATATAAATGAGGATACCAAGTTGGCGAAAACCCTTCACTTGCACGAGTAACGTCTTCGATTACATAAAATCTTTTCAATGCAACAGAGAAGTCGTTAAGAGCATATTCGTCCTTCATATGCGGCAACTCGATAACATCTCCTGCTATAAATTTCCTTCCAAGAGTTTTTACGCTACCGTTTATGTGCACTGTTAAAAATAATGTATCGTTGTCTAAAAACATACCAAATTGCGATAAATTAAAATTGTTATCTTGAATATTATATATGCCACGCATTGTATAAATGTCAGGATCGTACTTTCTATCTCTATTTTCTAAAAATAGTAAGTCTTGAATGTTTGTTTCTTTAACAGCATCATATCGAGGCTGATCTGCGGTAGCATCAGCAGACTCTGGATTGTCGGGACCTAGGTACTTGTGGATATTAATATCAGTACCACCGACTGTAAACATTTCTAGAATTTGTTTATCTATAAATGTGTAGTCTTGTCCTTTTTCAGGTTTGTATAAACTTAATCTTGGCATATACATATTTATTCGATAAATACTTTATGGAGAGATTCGTATGTCACTAGCAACACAAAAACAAGAAATATTTGACTATGTACACACTATGTTAGGTGGCGGTATGGTTGATGTTGAACTAGATCCTATACATTATGAAACAGCATTAACAAAAGCATTAACTAGATTTAGACAACGCTCAGAAAATTCTGTCGAAGAATCGTATATGTTTATGCCAACTATAATTGATCAAAATACATACACACTGCCAAATGAAGTTGTAGAAGTACGTCAACTTTTTCGAAGAAGTATTGGGTCACGAAATGGCGGAGGCGGCGGAACAACATTTGAACCGTTTAATATGGCATATACAAACACATACTTACTAAGTTCGTCAAACTTAGGCGGCCTTGCAACATACGATATGTTTTCACAATATCAAGAACTTGTTGGACGTATGTTTGGGTCATTTATAGAATTCAATTGGAATACTACAACCAAACGACTAACAATACTTCAACGTCCAAGGGCAGAAGAAACATTAATGTTGTACGTGTATAATCTTAGACCAGATTCAGAGCTACTCAACGATTATCTAGCAAAACAATGGATTAAAGACTACACCTTGGCAGCATGTAAATATATGTTAGGCGAAGCACGTTCAAAGTTTGCTACTATTGCAGGCCCACAAGGCGGAAGTACTCTTAACGGTGATAGCCTAAAAGCAGAAGCCCAGTCCGAAATGGAAAAATTAGAAAACGAAGTATCAATGGCAGTTCCGGGCGGCACAGGCTATGGTTTTACAATAGGCTAAAATCTCCCCAAGTTTACGCTAACATTTACGTATGCTGTAAATACAATATAACAAAGGAGTTACTATTGTGTGCAGTCCGTTTGTAAGAAAAGAAGCCAATCGCTTTTACTGGATAGTAAAAGGTTCATTAATCCCCCAATCATGGTCCGACACAGATGTAGAAGGCATATACGATAGCTATATGAAACGCATCTGGGGCAATCACGAAAATTGTGTTAGCGAAGAAGGATTTCCTACTGCTTGGGCAGAAAGAGAAGCAGAAGAAATAAACCGAGTTGCTGTATTAGGTTACGATTAAGGTTGACAAATACATAAGTTCTGTTATAATAATATAATTATAGGAGAACAATATGAAACTGAAACTATTAGTTATAGGCCACGGACGTCACGGTAAAGACACTGTATGTGAAATGCTTCGCGACAAATATGGTTATAGTTTTGAAAGCAGTAGTAAGTTCTGTAGCAAGTTGTTTATCTATAATGATCTAAAAGACAA